TTATTTGGTATATTTGTAGCTGTAAAACGTAATAATATGGCAAAAGTGATACATGTACACCTTCTGCATAGCATAGAGGGCACAAAACGCAAAGACTGGTATTTCAGTAGCATATCGGCTGTTTATACCGTTCTGACAGCTGATCAGGTGGGAGCGACAAAGAATTATCTGCTTCATGCCGGGCTATCCGGGAATGGTACCGTATGCACGAAAAAGGCTATAATAAAGCAATCTACGCTTATTTCTGGTGGTTCTGGGGCAATTACTAAGGAATGATTGCAACAGCGTTGTAAAACTATTAAAATGCCTTTTTATTGGCATGCTTTTATGGGAGGTGTTGAACCTCCTTTTTTTGTGCCTAAAAAGTTGTTTTTGAGCAGTGGGGTTACAGCTGGGGTTACAAAGTGGGGTTACACTTTTAGAAAAGTGGGGTTACAAAAGTGGGTTTTATGGGGGCTTACGGGATATAGGTAAAATACTTGCCTTATGATGAATTACAATGTCATTCAGGCCTTAAAGTGGCATGAATTAAAGAAACAAGAAGGCAAAGAGATTGCCGGATAACTGACAGCCCGGAAAGACGGGTTGGAAAGGGCGGCTGGCACGGCCGGAAAATTGGAAAGCGAAAACGAATATAGAAGACAGCCGACGGGGTTCGATTCCCCGCGCCCTACTAAGTTTAACAACTAAAATGAGTGAGATATGAAAAAGTACATTCACATCAAAAGAGAAGACCGCGAATTTATCGCGAAGGCGTTTGGAATAACCGAACGCAGCGTTTTCAACGCAATACGGTTTGATGACAGACGAGGTGAAACAGAATTAGCCCGGAAAGTACGCAAATTGGCAATGGAGCGCGGAGGGATCGTTATGGTGGAAATACCTGAAATTGAAACTTTGCATGATGCAGACGGCTATATGCGCCAGTATTTACCCAACGATGTATTATTGGAGTTCTCTCGTGAGGATGGCGGATGTGATGTATTCCATAAAGGCATGAAGGTTCGCCATTATGAGAATGTACTGGTAAGGGATATTCCAGAAATTCAAAATTGGGCATCGACTTTAAGATAAGAGGAGGCGGATATGGAATATTACGGCAACAAACTATGCATTTCGGCGCGGGAGCTTGTGGATGGTGGCATTATGACCCTTCCAAACTACAAGCAACTGTCAGCGCGCGGACGTATCGATGTGGTGCGTCGTGGTGGCGGTGCGTCGGGAAGCTATGCCTTGGTTGCTGTCGATAGTCTGCCCACCGCTTACAAAGAAAAGGTCGATGAGGTCTATCCTGGAGGTAATGAAGTCCGGTTGCGTGGCTGGATCATATCGAACTATGAACTTGACCAGGCTGCAGTCGTATTCTTTACGAACTGGGCTGCCAGCCAACACAGTGACAAAGCGACAGCGGAACTTGCCCGGAAATATGCGGTGAATGCCTCTGTGCTGAACACCTGTATCAAACTGTACAACAGAAGCCGTGACTACCGCAAGCTGATGGGCGAAAAATACAACTGGGATATGATGTCAACGACCATTGAAACATTGCGTGAAGAATTTGGGCATGACCTACCGGCAAGTACTCTTCGTTTCAGGAAAAAAGTAAACGAATACAAGCAATACGGTTATGAGTGCCTCATAAGTGGAAAATTTGGCAATCAGTGCGCAAGAAAGGTTGACTATAAGACAGAACGGCTGATTCTAAGTCTTGCCGCACAGGAAAATAAGCCTTTCAACACCAATGTGCATGAGATGTATCTTTCGTTCGTTTGTGGTGAGCTTGAGTGTTGGGATCTTGATACCGGTGAAGTGTTCAATCCTGACGATTGGACAGACAAGAATGGAGAACCAAAATCATTGAGCGAAAGCACCATCAACAACGTACTGAACAAACCTAATAACAAGCTGCTCCTTGAGCATGCCCTTTCCGGATATACAACCTTCATGCACGAGCAGATGCCACACGTGCATCGTCATAACGGAGAGTTCAGCTTGTCGCAGATAACCATGGATGACGTGGACTTAACACGCAAGCTGAAAGACACCAAGCAACGCATACACGCGTACTATGCTTATGATGTGGTAAGCCAATGTGTGATAGGTGCCAGTTATGGAAGAAAGAAAGACCAGATGCTTGTCGTAGAGTGTTTCCGTGATATGTTCCGTCTCATTGAGCGAAACGATTGGGGAATACCGGCCGGTATTGAGGTTGAAAACCACTTGATGAGTGAATATAAAGAGGGATTTTTACAAGCCGGTGTAGCATTCAATTTCGTCCATTTCTGCGCCCCGCAAAATTCTCAGGAAAAATATGCAGAACCTTTGAATGGAGCCAAGAAACGCAGCATCATCCATAAGAACCATGCCGGTATCGGTCGTTTCTACGGGAAAGGCAAATGGCGCGTGGAAAGCAAGAAAGTAAGTGACGAATACAATGACACCTACGAGGATGCTGCATATTTCAGTTATGAGCAGTTGGTCGCAGATGACAGGAAAGACAATGCCGAATGGAATAACAGCTTGCATCCAAACCAGAAAAAATATCCTGGTATGACACGTTGGGATGTTTTGGTGGCAAACATAAACCCGACACTCCGCAAGTATGACAAACTGACCTTAAGCCGCTATATTGGCGAGCGTGTAGAGACAAGCATCCGGCGAAACTCCACAGTGCGTGTGGCTTATGAGGACTGGTGGCTCAGTGACACTTCAGTCCTTGAACGTCTGGAAACGAACAACTATAAGGTGACCGCTTATTATTTACCGGACGAAAACGGGCAACCACAGGATGTATATATTTTCCAAGGGGACCGGTTTATAGACAAAGTAGAAAAGGTTGAAACTTACAACCGTGTAATTGCAGAACAAACAGAGGAAGATGTGGTGAACTATGTTGAACAGCAAAAGAAAATCAGCAGTTTCGGCAAATATGTCCGTGACAACGCCATTGGAAAGGTTGGCGTGGCGAAGGTACAGCCGGAAGAAGAAAAGCCAACAGAAAGCCTCGAATTGCCCTCTGTGGCGAACATAAACGAGCCGGACGAGTGGATGCCGGATGTAAGCAACACCCGAACAGCATTAGAAGACTTTTAGAATAACATTATAACAGCGTCAGATTATGATTACAGAAGCGCAGAAAAAACGAATTATGGAGGCGATTGCCGCAAACCGTGGCAATTATCCGAGTGACGCCAAGCATGCCGCCTCCCTTGGTATCACCACTTCGGTGTACAGTGCCATTAAAAACGGGCAGACCGATAAAGTGCTTAGTGATGCAAACTGGATAGGAATTGCCCGCAGGTTGGGCGTGAACCTGCGCGGTGAAATGGAATGGAAAGCTGCAAAGACAGCCACATTCGAGTATATTACCGCCCAGCTGGAGTTTTCACAGCAGTCGAGTCTCTCGGCTATCCTTTGTGATATTCCGAACATCGGCAAGACGTTCACGGCGCGATATTACGTACAGAACCACAAAAACGCCGTGTACATAGACTGTTCACAGGTAAAAACAAAGCTGAAGCTGGTGCGTAAAATTGCCGCCGAGTTCGGTGTTGACAGCAAGGGACGTTATTCAGATGTTTACGAGGATCTTGTGTATTACCTCCGGTCTATTGATAATCCACTCATTATTCTGGATGAAGCTGGCGACTTACAGTATGAGGCTTTTCTGGAGCTGAAGGCTTTGTGGAATGCTACCGAACGATGCTGTGCGTGGTATATGATGGGCGCGGACGGTCTGAAGGAAAAAATAAACCGTTCGATAGAATGCAAGAAAGTAGGATATACCGAAATGCTTAGTCGTTATGGCGATCGATACAGCAAGGTTACCCCGGATGACGGAAAGGAACGTGAGGCATTCCTGACTACTCAAGCACGGATTGTGGCAAAGGTGAACGCTCCTGAAGGTGCAGATATTGCACAGATTGTACGCAAGACACGTGGTGGATTAAGGAGAGTCTATACAGAAATTGAGAAACTAAAAATGGCAACAGCATGATGACAAGAATAGAAATGCAGACAATGGATGCTGTTATCGGTATCCATCGTGAAATGAAAAAAGCAAACGAGACAGACTGGGAGAAAAGGCGGTATGAGATAGCAAAGGAACTTTTCTTACATTGGGTAAAAACTTCTCTTAATTCTGTCGAAGATGATGCAGAAAACGCCGTTGAATGGGCGGATTTATTCATTTCTAAATTGAAAAAAGAGGGGTAAGTAATGAAACGTGCGTACAGTCCAAAAGAAATAGCGGCCATGAAATGGGTGACGCTGCCGTGGGGTGAGAAATGGAGTGCCCCATTTGGATTCCCGGCAGAGAACGCATCTTGGTTCATTAGCGGTGCCAGTGCCAGCGGTAAGAGTTCATTCGTGATGCAGCTTGCCAAGGAACTGTGCAATTATGGGCTGGTATTGTATATGAGCTATGAGGAAAAGGTAAATCAGAGCTTTCAAAAGCGAATGGGGTATCTGGGCATGAATGAAGTACAAGGCAAGTTTCGGGTGGCAACAGATGATACATACGATGAACTCGTTAGTAGGTTGAAAAAGCCTAAATCCCCAAAGTTTATCATTATTGACTCATTCCAAGTTGCAGATTGGGATTATCCCCATGCGGTTGAGCTGATGGAACAATTTCCGAAAAAATGTTTTATCTGGATCAGTCAGGAAAAGAAAAGTCAGCCGATGGGGGCTGGTGCAGTTCGTCTGAAATATATATGCGACATGAAAATACGTGTAGTCGGATACAAGGCATATTGCCAAGGCCGAGCCATCGGTGAAGCCGGAAGCTATTATGTCGTGTGGGAAGACGGTATTATACAAACAAGTAACAACTTATCAAAACAAGAATGATATGGGAAACGGGAAAGTTTATATCAGCGGGGCTATTGCCCATTATGATTTGGAAGAACGTCGCCAGGCATTTGGTCAGGTCGAACGTTTCTTGAGTCTAAAAGGCTACAGCCCGGTAAATCCGTTCAAGAACGGGTTGCCGGAAGAGGCACACTGGAGAGAGCACATGCGGGCCGACATTGCCCTATTGCTCGATTGTGATTTTATTTATATGCTGCATGGTTGGGAACTTAGCAAAGGGGCAAAGCTGGAGCTTGATGTAGCCAGTTCATGTGGTATTCAAGTATTGTTTGAAGACCAATTTAATTTATAATGGCACAGGAAGTAACCAATTTCGCCCGGTTCTATGCCTCGTTCAACAAGTTGGCCTATCGAGGTGACCGGGAAGAATTCAAAAAGAGCATTGTACTACAGTACACGTGCAAGCGCACGGACAGTCTGCGAGAAATGACCCGAAAGGAATATAATACCTGTTGTGATGCTTTGGAAAAATTAACCGGGAAAGATGAGTGGCGACAGAAAATGCGCGAAGAATTACGTTACCGCCGGAGTGTCTGCCTGAAGCTGATGCAGAAGTTGGATATTGATACCTCTGATTGGGCACGCATCAATGATTTCTGCAAGCATCCCAGAATAGCCGGAAAACCGTTTGGGAAAATTAGCGCAGAGGAATTGGAACAACTGGCCGTCAAACTGCGCAGCATTCAGCGCAAAGGCGGTTTGAGGGAAAAACAAGAACAGAAAGTTAAACCGGCGGTCGGTATAGGGTATGTCCTGATAGACCCGAACGCCCCAAAATGTTAAATGATATGAACAGTAAATCTCAACAAGCATTGAATGTATTGACAAAATGGGCAACTGAAGCGACCTTGAATATGGAAAATGAAGAAGCTGCAGAGTTTTTTAATGAACTTGCAGATTGGGCGTACACCCAACACGAGGCCTGTTTAATTGATACAGAACCTGAAATGCAGAATTATGAAGAAGAATAAAACAAATTCAAACTATTAAAACGAACGATTATGGCAAAAAGAGAAAAGAAGGTGATTATCACCGGTGTTACAAGAGAAGTGGCAGATGAAGCATTTGCCGTTTATGCAAAAGCAGATGCCCAGAGTGCAAAAATTACGGCAGAAATCGAACTGCAGTGTGCGAAGATCCGCGAAAAGTATGCCAGTAAACTTGCCGAGCTTGAGGATGAAAAGGCAAAGGCATTTGATACATTACAAGCCTATGCAACAGAGAACCAGACAGAACTGTTCACTAAAAAGAAAAGCCTGGAGATGGCGCACGGCGTGATAGGTTTCCGTACCAGTACCCCGAAACTGAAAACACTGAAGGGCTTTACCTGGGCGAGCGCATTACAGCTGGTAAAAGAGTTCCTTCCCGGATATGTGCGACAGACAGAGGAGATAGCCAAGGACAAGCTGCTCGCTGACCGTGATACGGAAGATATGTTACCACAGATGGCTAAATGTGGAATTCAGGTAGCTCAAGACGAGACCTTTTATGTAGAACCAAAGAAAGAAGACGCAGCATGAAAAATCATGTAACAAAAGAACCCAAAATTGCCCTTTGCCGTAAATGCCACGGCAAGGGCGTGCTCATTTCGGGACGCTTCATAAAAAAGACAGAAGTATGCCCGCAGTGTGAAGGAAGTGGCCGTGTGACGGTAAGTTGCGAAATGACGCTTGACATCCGTCCTTATAAGCCAAAAGTAGAACAGGTTATGGATTGACAGTATCAAAATATGGGGAATCGACATGGTGTAAGTTATCAGAAACGTGTCGCTGACATCAACAGGATATATGACCTTTACGTCAAGAAAGGTGTCCCGAACAGGGAAATATGGCGAAGGTACATATATCCTGTGTATGGTATCAGCGAAAGGACTTTTTATAACATATTGAAGGCCTCCGCCAACCCCAAAAACGAAATGCCAGAAGATACCCAGCTATATTTTAAGTTTGATAACGAACAGAATGGATAAGAACACAAAGAGTATTATACGCCGGATTTTGTCTGATATCCGGGTGGAGCTTGGCGATGAGTTTGACAGGAACTTCGAACGTCAGGCTTTTTTTAATGATGCCTGGGCACGAAGGAAAAGCCCGACACGTCCGGGCGGTACGATATTGGTGGATACAGGCACACTCCGGCGTAGTGTACGGAGCCGTACAACAGATGACAGTATAACGTTCTATACCGACTTGCCGTATGCAGCCATCCACAATGACGGAGGAGAGATAGTGGTGACTGAGAAAATGAAGCGTTTTTTCTGGCACAAATATTATGAGGCCACCGGAAGTTTCGGGCGGAAAAAGAATGGTGAACGGCGGAATGACAAGAGGACGCGCCAGCTTTCCACAGAGGCCGATTTCTGGCGTTTTATGGCCCTCAAACGTGCCGGGACTACCATTCGCATACCTCGGCGAAGATTCCTCGGTACAGGGCCTGAAGTTGAGCGTATTGTGCGTGAGATAATTGAAGAGAATCTGAACGATTATTTTGATATGGATTTTAGCATAGAAAGGAAATGAGAAAGGAAGTATACCAAATGTTGTGCGACCGTCTGAAAGAGGTCGGCGGCGGTGCCATTAAGCACATTGATTTATGGAACCATAATGTAGAATTTATCGAGCAGGAGGAGAATTGGGCACGACCGGCGGTGTTCGTGGAATTCCGGCCCATCAGGTGGAACGCTATCGTGCCGGGAATGGAATATCGTGCGGAGCCGGAAATCGCTTTGCATGTAGTAACCGACTGGGCTGGTAGTATGAGTGACGACAGCCTATTCAAGGAAGAAAGCCTGGAAGTGTTCGACCTGCTTGAGGAAATACACGAAACCCTTAGCTGCATGGAGGGGGAGACCTTTAAGGAATTTGACCTGGTGGAAAGCGACACCAACCATAATCACGAAGATATTGTGGAGAATATTGAAATTTATAGATGTGTTGTTTTCCGCTCCTTGGAAAAATAAATACCTTTGTAGCAAAAAATATTTTATGAAGTGGAATATAAGTTTTTTAATTTTAATTTTGTTCTTATGCTCATGTCACGAGGATATAGAATTGCCTCCAATAGAAAATGATTATCGTGTAATATTTCGTAATGAATCGCATGCAAATATCTATATCCAAAGTCAACAATTAACTTCACCTTTAATAGAGTTGTCTTCCATGGAAGAAAGCGACACCATATATTCGTCTAACAATAAGATAGAAATAAAATGGTTTGGAGAAGGTACCTATTATAAGACATGTGTTAAGGATTTTCTTCTGAAAAAGGATGATGTTTCAAAGATAATTTTAAGTGAAACAGAATAAATTAAAAAAGGCAGTACATTGGTAATACAATACACTGCCTTTTTACTTTCATTTAATTAATAAACATCCATGAGGCACATGCTATTACCCCGCCAATCACAGTAAAAATCCAATCTAACCAATCCCAAGGACACCCATGTAGTTTATCCTTTAATTCAAGACACGATGCGGCAACAGCGGATGAATATAATGCCCCAAAAGAAGAGCATGCACATAATCCAACTAAAAAGCCCCCAACAAGATGCTTCCATCGGTTACTTTCTTTCAAAAAAGAGATAATTTTGTTCATAATGAATTTGTTTTGATAAATTGTTTGTATATTTGCAATCCAAGCACTGAAGGAATGGAAACCTGGCATTTTAGTCCTAAGCTCCGCCTGAAGTGCTTTTTTATTTTTCTATGTCGTTAACGGAATATAAGAAGTAGCTTTCCTGTATATATCCGCTTTTTTGTTTCCACACCTTTTTTGCTACGTTCAACCTTATTTTTTTACCCCTGACGATTGCTTCATAATAGAAGAACCGCTCAATTCCATCGTTACGCTGGTGTGTCAATGGTGACGATTCAATGAATTCAGCAGCCGCCAACACCTTGTCAAGTGTGGCGAGGTCATCTTTCGTCAAAACAGACGAACGTCCGAAGGTATCACTGAACAGATGCTTGTTGCCATAAATAGTGAAGCCAACCCGGATATCCCGATTTTCGGTTTTAAGTATTACGGACTTCTTAAGCAAAGGTTCCATCGTATGAAGGTAGTGCGTCCTCTCTATTGCCCTTTCCGATTTAGTTTTGTCCGCTACGCATTTCTGCAATAACTGACATGCCTGGCACAGCTCGTTGTCTGGTATGAACGCCTTGGAAAGTTTAACCTTTCCTTTGGCTATATCGCAGTCCCGGCATCGGCTGGTAGTGTACGGATTGTAGTCCGGTACGGATTTTTCCTGTTTTCCGGGATTGAAACGGAACATCCCTTTCGTATCATACTGCAGGGCTTCCTCTCCGAGTGCCATTGCTTCATCGTGCGGTGTAGCCGGATAACGCGACTTGCGAACCTGGACTACAGTACAACGGCAATTCCATCCGTTTGGCGGGTAGTATTCTTCCCAGAACGAGTCCGTGATAGGCAAGGTAACACCATGCAATACGGCATGTTCCGGACGCACCTTTCCGTCGTTAGCCGTGCGGTACTGCAGATAGTATCGGTCACCATCTTGCATAAAAGATTCCCACTTGGCAGCCATTTCAGCAGAGGACTGTACGAAATTGTATTCCGAACGAAGGTAATTGGAATTGTAAGTGTCGTCAATGCTTTGCACGTCTTTCAAGAAGCGTTCGAATGTCTTTCTATTGCCGTTCTCATCCAATAAGGACGGGAACGACTCGTTGAGTTCATGAAAAGCCTTCATGCCCGAAAAGACATAATTCGACCGGCTGAGTCTTTTCCTCATTATGTCCGACATTTCCACTTGCTGGAAAGAGTTATTCAATGTATCTGCGTGCAGACCGATGAATTCCTGTGCTGCCGGTTCTGCCAGAATGCCGATGCGTAGCGATGCCCCTTCTTCTTTATAAAGAGCACGCATCATTCCTTGAAAAGCTGACTTGAGCTTTTTCTTAAGCTCTGATGGGATATCGCCATCGGCAGACAGATGCGAACTGCTTCCAAGCAAAATGGAATAGCGGCTGTGCAGCCCCGAATAATCATCGGGGCTTAATCGAAAAAAGGCCGTGCATTTTTTTGCCTGTTCTTGTCATCATCATCTTCTTTACCCTTCTTTCCAATAAGGGAAGTCCCGGAATTACGTCTTTCACCTACCGGCATATTATATTTTTCGGCAAAATATTTCGGGTCAACTTCATAACGGTCCGCCACCATCGTTTCGAAGGATACCTGTTGCTCCGGTGTGTAATCCACTGAATCGTCCCATTCAAACCTAAGGCCCTTTATGGGGAAGCCGTGTTTAACCATGCGCGGGATGAGCTGGTTGTTCACGATGTCGGCCAGCATGGTGCGGTCGCTTTCCACGAGGTTCTCGAACACTTCGAGGTGCGTCTGCGACTGCGACAGGCTGGAGCCGTCCTCGATGGTCATGGTCTGTCCGATGATGAGCTTGGACAGTTCGGAGTTCGCCCTGTCCACGCGCTTGTCGTACACGTTGAATGCGTCGCCCTTGGTGCTTTCCACGACCTCTATCTCCGTGCCTTCCTGGAACACTCCCCAAAGGCTTGCCCCCATGCTGTCCATCATCTTTTCCATCTTGGCCAGTTCCTTCTCGTCGCGCGTGGTGGTCTTGGCGATGCGCATGGGCATGCCGAAAATCTCCGCGAAGGTATCCCAGAACGCCAGGGCGTTCTTCTTCGGTATGGTCTGCGTGGCGGCCTTGAGGAACAGCCCGAGGTCGTCAGGCTGCCCGGCTTCAATGAGCCAGTCCGTAAACGGGGCACGGCGATATTCCAGCCCGGTCGTCCAGTCCTGTCCGAGGTCGGTTACGACCCGTCCGTATTCGGGTATGACGTGCTTGCGCGGTATGAGCTTCACCCCGTCGTAGCAGATGCAGCCGTCCCCGTCGGTGACTATGTCGCCGAGCTCTATGAGCGAGTGGCCCCAATAGACGGAATCGAGCGACAGTTTCATCAGCTGGCGGAACCATGCCTGGTTGAAATAGTGTGCCGCGTCTTCTACCTCCTTGCCGTCCGCGCCGACAATCTTGAACGAGCGCGACATGACGAAGCCCTTGCGCTGTTCGATGCAGCCGGACAGGTGCAGGTCAGCGTCCACGTCCCGGTAGATGTCGTAAAGCGGCTTGCGGTTTGGGCTGTCCACGTTGATGGCCAGCTGCCAGGCGTTGCGCCAGTCCTGTATGTCCTTCCGCGTCAGCGCGTCGGTCGTGCGCTGCAGGTTGACTACCATCTTCCGCACTTTCCTGCGGTCGCCTTCCTTTGCGAGATTGAAGTCTCCGTATCTCGTATGCAGCATCCGGTCGTCATGGCCGGCGAAATACTGCCTTATGTCTTTCCATATTCCCATAAGCCTACCAGTTATAGCGTTGTTTCTTCTGGCACCCGTAAATGAATGTTCCGCTTACCGGCTCACCATCCTCGTCCAGTACGACCGGCAGATCCGGCACAATCTTCCCTGCCTGTACGCCCTCCAGCCATTTGACGGCCCTTTCGTAACGCTCCTTGCGTATTTCCATGCCCATCTTCTGCGGCAGGGACGCCGCCATGTGGTAGAGCGCAATGTCGCAGCAGTACATGACCACGAGCCGGTTGCGTTCGTCGCCTTCTGCGGCGAACAGGGCCGCGCAGTCATATTTCGGGCGCAGGTATCCTGCCATTTCCTCCTGCGCCTCCATCTCGGCATTGCTGCGGTTTTCCGTGCTTACCTGGGACACCACCTTCAGCGCGCTCTCGCCGATGACCACCTTGTAATCCTCGTCTGTAATGAACATAATGCCTCCTTTCAATGCGTTACGAACAATGCACGTTTCTCGATGTCCTGCACGGTCACCCCCTTGCGAAACCGGCGGCGTGCCACCAGTTCCTTGATAGCCTTCTTGGGTACGACTTTCAGTCCGCCGTTCAGGTAAACCACATAAAACTTCATGCCGTGGAGTTTGGAAAGTTTCACGGCCTTTTTCACGGCACGCTTGTATTGCCATGCGAAAATCAAGTCCTTTATAAATCTGAACATATCACCAGCTGTTTTTTGAGGAATGGCGCCTCATGCCAAGCCTCGGTTTGTAAATCTGTTGTCTTGTATGTTTTTGTAGAATCCAGATGGCTCCCTCGTCCGCGTCCGGCGCGTCATCATGCACCCGGCTGCCGCGTTCGAGTGCGAGCGTCTGTTCTATACCGACCTGCATGTCCGGAGTGTCCTTCAATGCTTCATTGTAGAACACGAAACCGCGTTCCCACAAGGGCGAAACGGCCTCAATGCGCTGGAGTTTCTCCGGTTTCTTGCGCATGTCCGGCATGATGGGAAGCTGGTAGCCGCGGCGGTTGCCCTCCTCGGTGAACTCGTCCAGGATGATGTCCTGCATGAAGTTCGCCTCCATGAAGAAGAGGACGGCTGCCTTGTCGCGTGTGCGCTCGTACAGGTCATAGAGCCACCGCACCATGCCGGTCACGGTGTCCTGCCGGACGTAGCAGTCGATGAGGTGGAGTTCGGAGCCGGTCTTTCCCCACAGGCGCGAAGCCTTGTAGTCGTTGGCTGTGGTTGACTTGAACGAAGGGTCGGTGTAGCACACGAGCTGGTCGTACTTTTCGAGCGGCAGCACCTTTTTGAAACGTATCCAGTCATGGCGGAAGATGGTGCCATCCTTGATGGGGTTGTGCATCATTTCCTTCTCCCATGCCCTGTATCCCACGAAGTCGCGGTATTCCTGCGCCTCCTCCTTCGTCCACTTCTCCTTCCATACAGGATTGCCGTCACGGTCAACCGCTTTGATTTCCGACACATATACTCCTTTGGTAGCTGCAATGTTGGCCAGCACGGAGGTCTTGGAAATGAGGTTTCCTACCATGATGAAGCGTCCGCGCCCCACATCCAACGCGCCAAAAAGTGCCTCCTTCACCCAATCGGTAAGGTCTTTGACACGTTTCTCGTTGCGGCAAAGCTCGTCGTCATCGAGGTCGTCGATGACTATGTAATCAGGGCGTGCCTCACGTTCGCGCAGGCCGCGTGGCGACTGTCCGCGTCCGCAGGCCAGGAACTTGACGCCGGACTGTGCCGTAAACTCCCCTTCCTGCCAGTCACCGATGCTTTTCTGCTCTCCGAAATCGGCGATGAGCCTTTGGTTGAATTCCAGTTCCGCCTGTATGTCCGAGAGCAGGCGTATGGCGCTGTCCTCGCTTTTTCCGACGACCACCATGAAATTGATGAGCCGCTTGGGCTGGAACATCAGCCAGAGCGGCATGAAGATGTCAAAATGGGTGGACTTGGCATGGCCGCGCGGCCATTTGAATACTGCCTTCAGGTTCGGGGTGTTCTTGACCTTGACGGCCGCCGTGTTGTGGAACGGTGCATTATGTATGGTACGGATGACTTCGCCCGTCACCTTGTCGCGCAGTTGCAGGAAATGCGGGAAGTAGTATTCACAGAACGCGGCATAGTCCTTTTGCAGACGCCGGATGCGCCTATCCTTTTCGACCGGCGTTTCTCTTATCAGCAGTGCAGTGTCCGTGATGGACTGGATGTGCTTGCAGTGTTCCTGCCATTCCGCATACCTCTGTTTAATCTCTGCCTGTGTCGCCATGCGTCACCTCCCCAGGCTCGTGCCCATGCTTTCCACTATATACTTGTCCTGGTACTTGTTGATGGCCTTGATAAGGTCGGGCGTGAGTTCCGGGTCGGTCTGCGCCCGGTGCTCCAGCCATTTTGAAAAGGCCATGAACACCTCGATGGCATCCACCACGTTGGCCTTCTTGTCGAGCTTCTCGATGACCGACGACAGTTTGGCCAGCTTGTCGCCCAGTCCGGCGATGAGGTTGGCATCCTCGGATGCGTTCACCTGCTCTATGAGCTTGTCGATGGTCAGCAACAGCTTGTTGACCAGTTCCGGGCGTGTGATGCTCTTGGCCGCCCTCGCCTCCTTCCATCCCTCGGCGGAACACCATTTGGAGACGGTGACGCGCGATATGCCTATCTTGTCGGCAATCTCGGTCTGTTCCATCCCGGAAAGGTACAATGCCCTGCCGAGTGACTTCTTCTTCTCAATGTCTGCTTTCTTCATATCTGGTAAAATCTTGAATGCGTGCGTATCTTACGGCAAAGTTGCGGCGTTTCGGGCTGAACGCCAAAAAGATAGGAAACGGTTGCATAGAAGTGTGCAACCGTTTCACACTTTTTTGGCGGCCAGCCCTTTGCGGTGTAATATTGCAGCGTAAAACGCAAAACGCGAAAACAAAATGAGTGCAAGACGAGTAAGAATTTCAAACGACAGCCTGAACAGCTACGGCTCCCGTGTGCTGACCGCAGGCATGAACGTGGAGCAGTACTGCCGGAATCCCGTGCTGCTTTACATGCACGAGCGCGGCAATGTGATAGGCTATGTGAAAGACCTGAAGTCCGAGAACGGCGAAGTGACCGGCGAGCTGGTCTTTGACGAGGCCAGCGAACTGTCGAAGCGGTGCAAGAAACAGTACGAGTTCGGCAGCTTGCGCATGGTCAGTGCCGGGATAGACATCCTGGAACTGAGCGACGCAAAGGAACACCTCGTGCAGGGACAGACCCGGCCGACGGTGACGAAGAGCAAGCTGTTCGAGGTGTCGCTAGTGGACATAGGAGCCAATGACGATGCCATCGTCCTGAAAAGGGACGGCACGGTGATAAATCTCGGCAAGGACGGCGAATGCCTCCTGCCATTGTTGAATAACAAACCCCAAAAACAAAAAGTTATGGATCAGAAAATGCTGGCCCTCCAGTTGGGCCTGCCGGAAACGGCTGACGAGGCGGCCATCAGCGCGAAGCTCGCGGAACTGAAAGCCTCCAAGGAAGATGCGGACAAGCTCCGCAAAGAAAACGAGACACTGCAGCTCGGACGCATCACGGCGGCGGTGGAAAAGGCCATTGCGGAAAAGCGTATCGGCGAGGACAAGAAACAGCAGTTCATTGAGCTCGGTAAGAAAATCGGAGTGGAAGACCTGGAAAGCACTTTCGGTGCCATGTCGCCGCAGGTGAAGCTGAGCGCAGTCGTCGGCCATTCGGGAGGCGCTCCTTCTGTAACTACTGCCACTTACAAGAAACTGAGCGAGGTGCCGGCAGATAAGCTGGAGGAGATGCGCGAGAAACAGCCGGACGAATACAAGCGCCTGTACAAGGCGGAGTACGGCATGGAGTGTGAAATCTGAATGTGAAACCTGATAAAGACAATGACAATGAACAAGAAAATCATGATGGTGCTGGCTGCTGTCCTGTTCAACTGCATGACAGGCGGTTTGCTGGCAATGGCGGCCGGTATTTCTCCGGTGGCCGGTGCGGCCGGCATGAATGCCGTGGCCGTCCTGTTCGGCGACATCATGCCCCAGGGTGTGTTGCGTGCCGGAGTGTATAAGGAAATATGGACGGGCGAGCTGGTGAAAGCCCTGCGCGGCCTGCTGGAAGGCACGTGGCTGGACGGCATACCCGACAGCTCGTCCCTGGTGAACAACGACATCATCCACCTGGTGGAGGTGGGAGTTGACCCGGAAGTGCTGATCAACAACACGACTTACCCAATCCCCTTGCAGGCTCTGGACGATGCGGATATCGCCATCGAACTTGACAAGTTCCAGACGAAGGTGACTCCCATTACGGACGATGAGCTGTATGCCATCAGCTACGATAAAATGAGCCGTGTGAAGGAGAGCCACTCGAACGCCATCAATGACGCCAAGTTTGCGAAGGCGGCCCATGCGTTGTGCCCTACGGAAAATACAGACACCACTCCGGTATTGGTAACGACCGGCGAGCGTGATGCCGACACGGGCCGTCTGCGCCTTGTGCCCGGTGACATCGTGCGCCTGAAAGCTGCATTGGACAAGTTGCGTGTACCGGCTGACAAGCGTCGCCTTGTATTGTGCAGTGACCATGTAAACGACTTGTTGATGGCAGACCAGAAGTTCAAGGAGCAGTATAACCTGAACCAGACGGATGGCAGGATAGGCCGCCTGTACGGTTTCGACATCTATGAGTTCGGGAATACCCCGCTCTATACCGTTGCCGGCAAGAAGAAAGCTGTCGGTGCCTTGGCCGAAGCTGGGGAATTCCAATGTTCGTTCGCCTTCTATGTACCGCGTGTGTTCAAGGCCACCGGCTCTACCAAGATGTATTACAGCGAGGCATCGACTGACCCGGAATACCAGCGCAACAAGATCAACTTCAGACACTACTTCATCTGCATGTTCAAGAAAGCGGATGCCGGTGTGGCAATCCGCAGCGGCTATCAGGCATCGTCGGACGGCAGCATCACGGCAGACCCGACTACCGTGACAATCCCGGCTGAGGGTGGCAGTAAGGACGTGACGGTGACAGCAAGCGGCGCATATACGGTGGGTGCAGCCCCTGAAGGCTTCAGCGTAAGCAAGAAAGGCAATACTGTGACCATTTCAGCAGAAGCCAATGAAGGTGAACAGAAAAGCGGAACCCTGACATTGACCTTGCAGTCCAACAACAGCAAAACGGCCAAGATAACGATAACCCAAACGGCAGGAGAGTAAGTCATGGCACAATTGAAACGTTTGGTATTGCATTGTACAGCCACCCCAGAAGGCCGCGAAGTGAGCGCGGCGGACATCCGCCACTGGCACACCGACCCGGTGAGCAAGGGCGGTCGTGGATGGAAACAGGTCGGCTATACCGACATGATACACCTGGACGGAAAGGTGGAACGCCTGGTGGACAACAACGAGGACGCACAGGTGGATCCTTGGGAGATTACCAACGGGGCAAAAGGGTACAACTCCACATCCCGGCACGTTGTGTACGTCGGCGGCGTTGCCGCTGACGGCAAGACCCCCAAGGACACCCGTACCCCGGCGCAGAAGAAGGCGATGGAAGCCTACGTGAAAGACTTCTGCCGGCGTTTCCCCTCCATCCCGGTTGTAGGGCATAACCAGCTGGCGGCGAAAGCCTGCCCGAGTTTCGATGTGCCTGCATGGCTGGAATCGATAGGAATCAAACAATAAAAACATAGTATCAGATGGGACTCAGTGAAATTCTCAATTTCGTACTGGGTGGCTCTCTTTTGGCGACCGTGGTTGGCATTGTGACGCTCCGCGCGACGGTGCGCAAGGCCAACGCGGAAGCCGAGAAGGCGAAGGCGGATGCCGAAACCGTGCGGATTGACAACGCTGAGCACGCCACCCGGATACTTGTGGACAATATAGTCGAACCGTTAAAAGACGAACTCAATGCGACGAGGAAAGACCTTCAGGCGACGAAACGCGAAATGGCACGCCTTCGCAAGGCCATTGACACTGCCAATTCTTGCAAGCATCATGACGATTGCCCTGTGCTTCGCGGGGTGCGCGAGCACCCGAAAGACAGCGCGGGAAACGACACGGACGGAAACGGCGACGGGCCGGGCGGACAGCATGAGGAGCGAAGTCCGCCTGATACGGACGGAAACGGTACCGAAGTCGGAGGTGAGCCTGAAGATACCGGCTGACAGCCTTCTGAGGCTTCCTCCGCTGGCCTCATACAGCGGGAAGAGCGGACAGGCCAGCGTGTCGGTAAGCCGCGACAGGGACGTGATCACCGTGTACGCGAGCTGCGACAGCCTGCAGCTCCTGGTGGAATACTACGAGCGGACATCCTCCGTGTGGAAGGAACGCTACGAGGAGATGACCGGGCTGTACAAAGAGGAAATAAAACAGCGTTCGAACCCCGTTAAAACATTCTTCTACGGTTTCGGGGTCGGAATACTGCTGAGTGTGCTAACAACAATAATCATCATTCTAAAACGAAAGAACAATGGCAACTAAGAAATTCATATACGGCATAGCCGTGGTAAAGTTCAACAGCAAGGAAATCGGCTACATCGAGAAAGGCAGCTGGGACTGGGGCGGCACTAAGCCGGAGAGTACGGACGTGGAAGCCGAGCAGGTACCTGACGCTCCGGTGCTGACACTGGCCAACAAGAACGCGACCATCGCGCCGACGTTCAACCTCATCCAGCTGGACTATGAGAACATCCAGGCCGTGCTTGGCGGCACGCTGGTGGGCAGCACGGGCAGCTACACCGGCTGGAAGGCCCCGACCGACCTCGTGGAGCTGCGCGGCCCGTGGGAAATCCAGTTCGTGAGCGGCCAGACGATGAAGATACCCAACGGCACCATCATGGCCAACCTGGGCGGCAAGCTGACGCTGACCGAAGTGTCTAAGCTGGAATGCCAGCTCAAGGTGAACAAGCCGGAAGAACCGGATACTGCACCATACGAAATCAACGACACAGCAGAAGATTAGTATGGACAAAGATACAGAGCGTATTATTCAGCATGAGGGGGCGGCCGCCTTGTTAGACAGGGGCGTGTCCGTCCCCTTAAAGGATATTCACGTTCCATTCATCAAAAAGCCGATTAAGCTCCGTGTTACCATGCGCCGACCACGTATGGGAGGTTTGATGCGTCTGGCTCAGGTATATCTGTCTTTGGGAGTAACTGCAGCAGAAATAAAGCAATTCACCAAAGAAGAAGAAATGGCTTTTATCGCCTTGCACGGTAAAAGGATAAGCCGGATGATAGCCTACACATTATGCAGAGGATGGTGGAGCCGTCATTTCCTTGTCGGTTTCACGGCATGGTGGGTCAGGAACTGGATGGAAAAGGAATACCTTGAGGCGGCGATGCACAGTTTTATCATGCTATTGGGGACGGACCATTTTACGAGTATTATCAGATCAGCCGAGAAGATGAATCCGATGAAACTGAGGCTGAAACTGAGCCAAAAGATAAAGGGGAGTTAAAGACGGTCTATGAGCCCTCCCATAGCCCCTTCGGGTTCGTCTGGCAGATAGCAAACGCTACCGGCTGGAGTGTAAAGTATATCCTGGAAGGAGTAAACTTCCAGACCTTGATAATGATGCTGGCCGATGCCCCACGGTACATACGGAAGAAAAAAGAGGAGAAGAGTGCCGAGGACGAGGCTAATGAAATCGTAGGATTCTTTCAAAGCAACCTTAAAAAATGAGCGTAAAACCTGTAGAAATAGAAATATTGATGAAAGACCGGCTTACAAGCGGACTTGACAAAGCCGGTCGAAAAGTAGATGAGCTGAAAGTCAAGACAAGCAGTGCTACATCGGAAATGGAGCGGCTTGACCGACAAGCCCAATCGGTAAAAAATACTGCATCCAAGATTGCGGGTGCTTTTGCCGTGCAGCAGCTTGTTCAGAATATCATCAAGGTTCGCGGTGAGTTCCAGCAGCTGGAGGTGTCTTTCAATACAATGCTTGGAAGCGAGGAAAAAGCCTCCGAACTGATGGATCAGCTTATTCGTACAGCCGCGACAACCCCTTTTGACCTGCAGGGAATAGCCAACGGTGCTCGGCAGCTGCTCGCATACGGTGAGAACGTGGAAAACGTAAATGACGACCTCATCCGTCTGGGCAATATCGCAGCCGGACTAAACCAGCCCTTAAATGATCTGGTTTATCTTTACGGCACAACAATGACACAAGGTCGATTGTACACCCAGGACTACAACCAGTTTGTCGGTAGAGGTATTCCTTTGGGTCGAGAACTGGCCAATGTTTTAGGGGTAGCAGAAAGCAAGGTACGTGAAATGGTTGAAGCTGGAAAAGTCGGATTCCCGGAAGTCCAGAAAGCACTGCAGAACCTTACCAATGAGGGCGGCATGTTCTATAACCTCATGGAAGAACAGAGCAAGACCATTACCGGACAGATATCCAACATTGAAGACAGCATATCCACCATGTTCAATGAAATAGGGAATCGTTCTGAAGGCATTATAAACAGTTCGTTGAGTGGCGTTTCCTATCTGATTGAACATTATGAGCAGGTCGGACGTGTTCTGGTCGGACTTGTTGCAACTTACGGAGTATATAAAACTGCAGTCATGGCTGTTACCGCCATGCAAGCCCTGCAGACTGCCGGTGTTGGAGCATTGACAACTGCCGAGACAATACACTACGGATGGTTGGTGCTTGTGGAAAAGGCACAAAAGATGCTTAATGCCACTATGCTTGCCAATCCTTATGTCCTGGTAGCCACATTAATTGCCGGAGTCGTAGCGGCAACGATATCGATGAAGAACGAGGAAGAGCGTTTGAGGGAAGCAGAGGAAGACTACCAGGCAGCAAAGCAGAAAACGATAGAGGCCGAGGAAGAACACCGTCGTAAGATGGAAGAATTATGCAGTGTTGCCGGTGATGAGAGCCTTGCCACCGATACCAGACGCGAGGCATTGAACAGGCTGGAGCAGAAATACCCGGATATATTCGCCAAATACGATACAGAATACGAAAAGCTGAAAAACATCAAGCGTATCAAAGAAGAAATCGCCGCACTGGAAGCCGGTTCCTCAATCACAAAAACAGAAAACGAACTGAACCAGGTCAATGCTCGAATTAAAGAGCTTGAGGCGAAAAAAGCCACAGAACGGTGGGAAGATGCTAATGGGTCCGGAACAAGAATGCGCAAAGTTGGAGGGCTGTCTTCTTCAGAGGAATCAGAACTGAAAAACCTTCAGAATAAACGTAAGGCACTATCAGCACAGGCACGAAAAGAAAGCGTGAATGCGTATTTCGAGAACTTGACGGGGGTAAGTAATGAAACACTCACACAACAGATAAAACAGCGTGAGAACCTTCTTGCCCTGATGTCCGTACAGGAAAAGAAGTACGGAAAAATAACATACGGCGACGGACGTCTTACAGGAACTTACAGCCGTGACGAACTGCAATACCAGCTGAACAAATTACGATCGGAGCAAAATAAGCGTAACTTGAAAAAAGACTCCAGTGCGGACTGGGCAGAAACGGCCAGAAAAGAATATGAAGAGGCATTGAAAGCCTACAATGATTTCCTTTCGGAGACATCCAATAGTCTGACACAGGAGGAATACGAAAAGAAAGCCAAGGAGCTCAAGGATGCGCTTGACCTTGCCAAAAAGGAATATGACCGGACAAAACCGGAAGAAAACAAGGATGCCGAAAAGAAAAACAAGGCGAAAGAAAAGGCGGACAGAGAAGCTGAACGTGAAAAGAAGTCAGCGGAACAGCTCGGCCAGGAACTGGTGGAACTGCAACGGAAAAATGATGCGGCGGAGATTGAGGCGATGGAAGAAGGTCTGCAAAAAAAACTGCGTCAGCTGGATAATGAATACCAGGCCAAAAATGATGAGATAGCCAAACTTGAGGCTAAATGGAAACGCGAAAATCAGAAAGCCGGTCTTACCACCGGCACGGACGGTCTTACCGACGAACAGAGGCTTGCATTGGATGATGCCAGAAGCCAGAATCTATCCTCCCGTCAGAAAGCGGAGAAAGAGGCATATCAGGCCGAATTTGACGCCATGCAAAGTGATGTCCTCCGTATTGTGTCTTATGCCGGTAAAACGAAAGAATTGCGCGAACAGCAATGGAAGGATGAACAGGCGGCCATCGACAAGATGAAGGAAGGAAGCGATAAACGGATTCGCCAGATACGCCTGAATTACGAGAAGGAAATTGCCGAAATCAATGAACAGGAAGCCCGCCTTCGTGCGGCACAGGGAGGCACACTGACAAAAGAACAAAGCCAGGGGTTTGTGCAGTCTTATGCCGAGGCACATGGCCGTATGGAAAACGGCGTGCGTGACGTTGAAGGAAACGAGGTCGCCAAAGGAAAGAAAAAACTGGAAGCTCTTTTGCAGGAATATCAATCCTACGACCAGCGTCGCCGTGATATTGACAGCAAGTATAATGAGGATATGGCCGCTTACAACCTGGAACTCTCACGGCTAAAGGAATCCGGGGCTGATACATCTGACGTGGAATCCTCCATTTCTGCCAGAACAGAGAAGTACAAAGAGGAAATAGCTTCATTGGAAGAAGACATACTGAGAGCGTCCGATTTTTACAGCAAACTATTCGGTGACGTTTCCGAAAAAGGGTATAAAGCATTGTCAGATTTCTATGCCCAGGCAAAGGATGTGCTATCCGGTGCAAAGGTCGGTTCCGGCGGTGTTTCACTTTCGGTACCGGCAAAGGATGAGAACGGAAATTTCGTTAAGAAGCAGGTGACGGTTACCGTAGCCGAATTCGAGCGGATGCAGAAGCGTGTGAAGGAAATACAGAAGGAACTGGAGAAAGGCAATCCGTTCAAGGCATTCAAGACCTCTTATGATGACCTGCTTAAAGCCATCAAAAAAGACGGTGACATATCCGGAGCTTTGAAAGACTTTAATGTCAAAGGAAAGGAACTCACTTCTACAATCCGTGGCTGGGGAGATTCCCTCGGTGCCGTATTCGGTGACCGTTTCGCACAGTCCATCGACGAGATGATGACCTTTGTTGATGGGGCTATGGATATGGGAACCGGTATAGGACAGATTTTTTCCGGAGACATTGTCGGTGGTATCACCAATACGTTAAGCGGACTTGGGTCTATTATTTCCATGTTCACGAGCTGGAAGGAAAAGATGGAAGAGATGAAGCGCGAATGGTATATTGCCGAAATTGAAACAAACCGCGCCATCCGGGAACGTAACGAGGAATACGCAGCCAACCAAAGTCTGATAAGTGATATTATCAAGGACGTGGAACTGCTGAACTGGCTGGTGGAGAAAGGCTATGCCAAACCGTCCAGCATATCAGTCTGGGAGGCGCAGTCTGAGCAACTTTCACAATTAAAACAGGACCTCAAGGCGGAACAGGCGGTTTATGATGATCTTTGGAACAAGCTCCAGGGAAGTGATGCACATTGGGAATGGGGTAACTCCTTAAATGGAGGTTCTGTTACTCATAGCCTCCGCGGTATGAGTGCGGAGCAGATAGAACTGTACTACAACCAAAACAAACTGAGCGATGCCGCCCGTGACTATTACGAGGCATGGGTGGATAGCGGAAAAACGGTTGAGGAACTGGTCCAGAACATTGAGGAATGCTACTCTACAATGCGGGAAATGGTAATGGGTGTTTCATTCGACAGCTTCCTTTCAAGTGCAAAAGATGCACTAAAGGAAATGAGAAGTGACATCAGCAAGTTGGGAGAATTTACAGAGGATACATTGGCAGAAGCAGTATTAAATGCCTTCATGTATCAGGACCTTTCCAAGGTGCTGCAACCTTTGTATAACGAACTGTCAGAAGCATTTATTGACGGTACCGCAGACAAGGACTACCTGTCAGACTGGCGTGAACGTTTTGAACAAGCCATGCAGGAAGCCGGAGAGCGTTTGGACGCAATGGCGGATGCCGCCGGTATTGATTTGGATTCCGGAGGCACGTCACAAAGCGGTAAGTCCGGCAGTTTTGATGCAATGAGCCAGGATCAAGGGAGCAAACTGGAAGGACTTTTTGTTTCCGGGCAGATGCACTGGGCAAGTATTGATGAGAGGATGGAAGATGTAAGCGAACAGATGGGTGTTGCCATCGATCATCTGCAGAAGATTGAGGAGAACACCGGTACCAGTGCAAAGCACCTTGCAGAGATCAATAACTATATAAAGAAAATGGAACGTGACGGTATAAAAGTAAAATGATATGGATGCGGTATTAGGAGGTAAGATATTTATCAACGAGGTGGACGTCTGGAAGGAATATGGTGTTTTTCTCGTTGAAAAGAAACGGGGCGATAGGAATAACCTGAAGGCAATCATGGCCCCTTCAAAAACAAAAACCCATGTGGCGGTAGATATTCGCGAAGAGAATGGGGAAAAATACTCATCCGTTCTGGACGTGAAAAACCAGGCTCGTGACGTGAAACTTTACTTCGCCCTTTACGCCGATACTCGTAACAAATGGCTCGAACAGTACAGAGGCTTTGTTGCTTTTCTGAAACAAGGGGATGACGGATGGCTGGATATTTTTTTTCCAGACCTTGATATGACATTGCATGTATTCTACAAAGAATCGAGCGACTACGAACCCCTGACATACCTTTGGAAGGAAGGGAAGCAGGCCAGCAGGTTCTACGTGACTTTCCGTGAACCGCAGCCACAATTATAACGACATTAAAACGGCATTAGAATATGATAACAATATACGGAAGTGACGGCATTGCAAAGGCACAGATAGCAACAGATGACAACAGTACACAGGTCAAGGAGATACAGGGCGACAATATTCTCACCCTGTCCTTTACCTTGTACGAGCACATCGCGCTTGAGGTGAATGACTACACAGAATTCCAGGGCGAACGTTACTGGCTCATGGAGCAATACAAGCCGGAGCAGCTGTCCACCGTTGAGTGGAAGTATGATGTAAAGCTGTACGGAATCGAAAGCCTTCTGAAACGTTTTCTCGTATTGAATGATACAGACGGGGACGATGAGCCGGTTTTTACTTTGACCGCCCCACCAAGAGAACATGTCGCCCTGATTGTGAAGAGCATCAACAACGGGATGAACAATACCACCGACTGGAAAGTCGGAACGGTGGAAGGCACGGAAAACATCGTTATCGACTACGAAGGTAAATACTGTGACGAGGCACTGAAAGAGGTGGCAGAGAAAGCCGGAAACCGTGCTGAATGGTGGTGTGAGGGGCAGACCGTCAATGTGTGCCGGTGTGAGCATGGGGAGGAAGTGACACTGGCTTACGGCAAGGGGCTGACTTCCCTGGAATGTGACATGGCGGACAATGTAAAGTTTTACACCCGTTTATATCCGATAGGAAGCAGCCGGAATATAGATCCGGAGCGATACGGACATTCACGCCTCCAACTTCCGAACGGTGAAAAGCATATTGATGTCAATGTTGAAAAATATGGTATATGGCATCATTACGAGGCTGACGCTTTCGCAGATATTTATCCGAAGCGCATTGGTACTGTAACCGGTGTGAGAAGTGAACAGGTTACAGGCGAGGACGGTAACCCATTCAAAATATATTATTTCCGTGATGACAGCATGGGATTCGATCCGAACGATTATGAAATCGGCGGTAAAGTAAAACGTGTGTCATTCCAGGAAGGCAGTGAACTGGCCGGTCTTGGTGATGAAGAAAACGGCACATATTATTTTGAGGTTAACTTCAATAGTGATACGCGCGAATTTGAAATCATAACCATCTGGCCGTATGATGATGACACCCAGCTTCCGAATGACACCCTGATACCTAAAGTCGGAGACAAATATATCCTTTGGAATATACGCATGCCGGATGAGTATTATCCACTGGCGGAGCAGGAGTTCAAGCAGGCAGTTGACAAATATAATGAGGAACACGCCATTGATGTAAGCTGCTACAAATCACCTACGGACCATGTCTATATCGAGGAACACGGAATAGACCTGTACATCGGTCGTCGTGTCCGTCTGGAAAGTACCAAATACTTTCCGGAAACGGGTTTCCGAAACAGCCGCATTACAAAAGTCACACGAAAAGTGAACCTGCCTTCGCAGATGGATATCGAGATAAGTGATGCGACAAGCACCGGAACAATGGAAGCCATAAGCGACAGCATCACCGATGCGAAGAATTATGTCAAGACTGCCACGTCCGGGAGCTTCCCAGACCTGATACGCAGCTGGGATAACACTTACCCGACCGACAACAATGTGTTCTCGGCACGCAGGACATTGAAGGAAGCATTGAGCAGGCTACGCGAGGATACCGCACAAGAAAAGATACGTTTCCTGAAGGGGGCCGACTTCGGCAAGTATGAAGCCGGAGAAAGCGGTGCAACGGTGGACGGTGACGGTAATGCCGAATGGCTGACCGCAGTCATCCGTGAATTGCTGCGCTCATTGAAATTCGTGGACGGCATGACCGGAGAAGGCTGGCAGCTGTGGATGGACGCACTGACGGGGCTAAGCAACCTGACCATCGACAAGGTGACCATCCGACAGACTCTGGTAGCCCTGGAGCTGCTCATCCAGAAGGTGCGCAGTATTGGCGGACAGTTCGTAGTCAGTGCGGCCAGCGGCAAAATAAAGACTGTCACGAAGGACGGCGACAACTATAAAATCACATTCGAGCAGGACAATGAATTCGTAGCGCACGACCTGATGCGCTGCGCGGAGTTCACCGGCACGTCCTTACGCGGTTATTGGGTAGAGGTCTCTGCCTCGGACGGGAATGGTATCACTGTACCCGTGAACGAGTTCGGCGGTGTGGAGCCGAAAGAAGGCGACGAATGTGTATTGATGGGTAACACGCAGAACCGGCTTCGTCAGAACCTCATCTCCATTGCGGCCACCGAGGACGGACAGCCGCGTGTGGACGTACTGGACGGTGTGTGTGCCAAGAACTTCAACGACTGTCTGCGCGTTCGCCTTGGTAATCTGGACGGAATCAGCGACAGCCGGTTCCCTGCAGATAATCAGCCGCACGGTAACGGGTTGTATGGTGATAATGTGTACCTGATGGGGACGTTCGTTCTGACTACCGGCGAGGACATCCTGACTCGTTTTGAAATAACTGAAGGAAAAATAGAAGCTGCCGTAGAAGGTTTGCGAAAAGACTTCACGGAAGATAAGAGTTACCTGGACAACACGTCATTCGGAAATGGAATGAACAAATGGGATACCGAGAACGAGGCGACCTTCTTCCTGCTGGGCAGCAAGTGGATCTGGGCGAACGGAGCACCTTTGTCCGATAAGACCAATTACGCCACCGTCAAGACCGATGACGGACGTACTACTGTATTTATCCGGAACAAATATATCCTCCAGAAGCATGAGAACTTCCGCTTTATTCCCGACTACAACGATATAAATGATGAGGGACAGAAAAAACCGGAAGCCGTATATTTGAGTTTCTTCTATCGCGTAGCAAAAGCCGGACGGATGATCATCAAGTTCGAAGGACTGGATAAATCCGGTTTCGAGAATTTCAACGAGTTTTCCTACGATGGCGAACTTGACGTTACGGACGGATACCAGATATTCAATCACTCCGGATTATGGAATGGAACAGGCGACTTCAAATTGTCCTTCACGGGTGAAATATACCTGTACATGCTGGTGTTGAGTACCGACCGTGCAGAAGCCTTGGCATACAAATACAAAACGCTGTTCGAACAGTCTGAGAAGCTGGTAAAAATAGCAGCTGCCAACTTTGACAAGGATGGCAATGTCATAGAAACATCAAGCATCGTCACAACGGCAAAGTATAACGAACTGATGTCGCAATATTTTGACGAGAACGGAGTGTTGAAAAACCAGGCAGGACTTGTAACAACCGCAATGGCCAACAAATTATATGCTTTTGATGCCGAAGGAAACATTGTGTCAATGATAAATCAAACAGCCTCGGACATTAAAATATCAGCAAAAAATATATCGTTGGAAGGGCTTGTGACGGCCAACAACTATTTCAAGATACTGGAAGACGGCAGTGTGGAGTCTAATAAGGGCACATTCAAGAATGTGGTGATTAACGGTTCTATCCGCTCTCCGTTTGTTCGCGAAACTGACAGCATTAAAGTCGTAATCGGCGGTACAACAGAGGAGTCAACCCATGATAATGTGGTACCGATAGCAGAAGGGGGTGGATGGATCACAGTTGGTACATTGGAATGGGATGTCGCCCAGTCAGGACGCCGTATGTGTCTGGCCAACTATCGCTGGGAAAACCAGTACACATCGGGAAGCATCGAATATTCCGCCCCATCCGGGAAGTATTTTTACGAGGATGGAATAGCTAAAAGTTCAATAAGCCTATCGCGTGAATGTGTGGAACTTATGGGATATGGAACAAAAGATACTTTCTATGGATGGATAGTATTAAATCGTATTGATTTGATGACCACAGCCCGTTATGGACGTAGTTTGAAGGTACTGGCGATGGGAATTGTGACAGGAAGTGCTTCTGGTGCCTCTATCAATTATAAATCATTTGATAGGGAAAGTCTTTCCGTCTCACGTCTTGATACGGGAACCTATAAGGTGGATATACCATCCTCCTGGGGATTGCAGGCTGGCGGTTACCTTGTATTAGCTACCGGATACGGGAGCGGTGTCATGAAAGCGACGCTTCAATCGACATCCTCCACCTCCTTTACTGTGGATGTCAGTGATGACTCGACAAGGAACGACGGTTCTTTCCAATTTTTAATTATGAACTTAAATGACTGGATGTATATATGAAACGTATTGACTTTGAACATTTCGGGATATATGAAGGAGTATCCCACGGTCGGCGGGTTATAGGAGATGCCCGTGAGACATTTGCCGATATAATTTATACGCGGACAAACGGCATCCGTGCTCATGCGCTTGCTCTGAAAATATATCGCAGCAAAGGCATGGAAAACTATGATGACCAGGAAGTCGCTCTCATCATTGAAGCGGCAAACTCCCACTGCACACCGGCATTTATTGATGGATTAATGGAGCAAATGAAAGAAGATTATGACCATAGTATATAACAAAGTAATCCCTTTCAAAGGGTTCAAGTGCGTAAACCTTTTCGGAGTGCTTTTTGTGCGTGAAGGCTGTGTCATGTCCGATACCGACTACAACCATGAGGCCATCCACACGGCACAGATGAAAGAGCTGCTTTATATCGGATTCTATATTCTGTACCTGGCCGAATGGGTGTGGTATCTTGTACGACTACGAAATGCAAATGCCGCATACCTCGCCATCAGTTTTGAGCGCGAGGCTTACGACCATGAAAATGATATGGAATACCTGAAGACAAGAAAAATGTTCAACCAATATAAAACCATATAATTATGGCAATATCACAAGAAGACATACAGCAGGTTCTCAACGCAATCAAGGCGGAGAGCCAGGGCGTGCAGGAACTGGAAGAGGTGACATCGCTAAACGGTGTCAACTCACTTCCTGCCGTTAAGGGAAATGAACTTGTATCAGTACCTGTTTCATTATTACAGAAGCCAGCAACCGATGCGGCGGCCAAAGCGGAAGAAGCTGCGCAGACAGCTAACAAAGCGGCCCAGACCGCCGAAGATGCCAAGAACGCGGCCAATTCAGCGGCAGCCACTGCAAACGAATCAGCAAGCAAGGCAAATGCTGCTGCTTCGGCAGCCCAGGAAGCAGCCGCCTCATACGAAGAAACTGCAAAGGCTGCTCTTGAGGGTGCCACAGCAAGATTCTCCGGTTTCGTTGAAAGCGGTGAGATACAGCTTGCATCAAGCATATCTGCAGGCGGTATTATCGTATATATAAAGAGCAAGAAACAATTTGCTTACCAGCTGTCCGGAAAGTTTTACAACAGTTGGAATGTTGAAGGTGTACCATCTCCGGATCTGTTTCTCACATGGTCAAGAAATGAAGTTCTGAAAGACAAAACGTATATCTGTGGTGACACGCTGTACGTCTGGAGCGAGGAAGACGGTGATTTGGTAAAGGCCAGCGGTGGCGGTTCCGGCAGCGGTTTCTACAACGTGACACAGCTACACCCTCTCGGCTCCGGCTATTACACAAAGGATACCGCCGTGGCCGCTCTTGCCGATGCCGATATCGATGATGACAGCAAGCCCGGCATGGTGATAACCTTTGAAGCGTCAGCCGGAAAGTGGCTCGACTACCGTTTTGAAGGCACGGACATTTCGTCTTTCCTGACCCCGTCAGCCTGGAACCGTTACGGCGGCGGTGATGCAATCAAGAAAATACGTGTGACGAAAGGCACCACAAGTTCAGACCTTACGCCCAATGAACAGGGCGAGGTAAGCCTTGACATACCTGTGGTTGAAGTTGATCAGGCTGTAAACGAGAACTCCACCAATCCGGTGAGCGGTAAAGCGGTGGCCTCAAAAATAAACGAAAAGGCTTCTACCTATGGAACCGCCCTCCAGTTGAATGAAATCGGCGAAGGTGCGGACAAAGCCTATTCCCTGAGCCTCCTTAATGAAGCCGGGGAGGTTATCAGCACCAGCGACATGTTCACCGGTGGTGGCGGCGGAACCGTTGCCACGACAAAAGTCGTGCTGACCCGTGTCACCCCGAACAAGACGGTGAAGTCCGGTGATGAAGTGAAACTGACTTACACATACGACCAGACAGACACAACTACCGGAGAAAGTACGGGAAACCCGGCACGTGTGACAGTTACCGTTACACAGGGAGCGAACTCCAATACTTTAACCGGAAACATATCTGCAGGAAGTACAAATACGGTAGATGTCACGAAATATATGGGTGTCGGTACCAACACGGTACGTGTACGTGTGGAAGTCGGTGAAGGCGCGGAGATGCAGGTCGCCCAGGTGACCTGGAGCATCAATGTGGTACAGCTCACTCTTAGCAGCTCCTTTAGCATTTCCACTGCCGTTACACGCGGGCAGACACTGTCTATCCCATACGCCTTGAGCGGTGCCGGAACGAAGACCCTGCGCTGTTACGTTGACGGTACCGACACAGAGGACCGGAGCATCACCAGTTCCACGGCCAACGGCAGTTTCAGTATTGCGACAACCAACCTGACACATGGAACCCACACCGTACAGCTTGTGGTGGAACTGGAGCTGACGGACGGCAGCATCATCAAGTCAAACAGTATCCTTTTTGCCGTAGGCATCCGTGAAGCCGGGAACAATACCCCTGTAGTGTCTGCAAGGTTCGACTATGCAGACGGTACGGTCATAGAAAAAGGGACAACGCCCTATATTCAGGCCAAACAGTACGACAGTTATACGCTCCAGTATGCAGCCTACAACCCGCGAGAGACCCCGACAAGGGCGGATGTCTATGTCGGTGACACACTGGCCTCATCCGCTTCTGTTCCTTTCACGGTACAGAACCTGACGCTGCGGGCATCGGAATACGGCGAACAGCAATGCCGTATAGTGGTCGGCGTGACAACCTATAATTTCCGCCTCATTGCGTCCAAGAGCGACCTGAACATCAGCGAGCCGACAGACGGCATGACACTCAAGCTGACAGCACAGGGCAGAAGCAACAGCGACGTCAACCGTGAAGAATGGAGTTATAACGGCATTCAAACTGTGTTCGAAGGCTTCAAATGGGGCGGTGACGGCTGGACCGGCGAGGCCCTGCGTCTGACAGACACGGCGAGGGCCACCATTCAGCATAGGCCGCTGGAACAGCCGGAACAGAATGTCACCAACGCCGTCGCCTTCATCGTGAAATACAAAGTCAGTGAGGTCGTCGATGAGGACGCAGAAGTCATCAAGTGTGTGGACGCATCCGGTACCGGATTTGTGATTACGGCACAGGAAGCGAGAATGACCACAAAGGGAAACAGCACACTTTCCATGAAAATGGCCGCTGGAGAAATATACGAGGTGGCTTTCGTTAGCTTTCCGAAGAGTACTGACGGTTCGTCCGAATATGAAAAGCAGAATACGGAAATGGTGTACCTGTACATCAACGGCATCATGTCCGGCTCCGTTCAGAGAGCCACATCCGACAGCATATACCAGGCGAGCCCGGCATACATAGAACTGGGGTCAGACGGTGCGACAACAGATGTCTACCTCATCCGTGCATACGATACCTACCTGAGTGATTCACAAGTTTTGGAAACCTATATGATAGACCAGGACAGCTCCGGCATGATGATGTCCATGTACGAGAGCAACAATGTCATCGACGAGAACGGAAATGTGACCGTTGACAGTGTTCCGGACGGTATGAGATATATCATCGTTACCGGGCGTGAGGACAACGGCGTGCCGACAGTGCTCCAGGCGGCGGTCAACAATGACAAGGACCCGAAGTATGACGTTACCGAAATGCTTTGTGTCGTGAAGGGCAACCAGGCATTGAACTTCCGTTGTGTCGGAGGCTGTATCCGTTTGCAGGGAACCTCGTCGCTTGCCTATCCGATAAAGAACTACCGCATTTATTTCAAGAATGCGTCCAAGGTGGCCGGTGACCTGTATCTGGGCTGTGACGAGCAAGGCTTGGGAGGAACATTACAGGAAACGGCCAAATACTCCTTCCGTCCTGCAGGTACGTCCAACAAGGCGGCAGCCCCGGTTGACTGCTTCTGCCTGAAGGCCGACTTTGCCGAATCCTCGTCCTCGCATAATACTGGTATGGCCAAGCTGGTTCAGAATATCCTGACGGCCGCCGGAGAGCTTACCCCGGCACAGGCACATTGTTCAGGGGAGTATGGATATGATGTCCGAACAACCATCGACGGCGAACCCTGTTACCTGTTCTACCGCGGTACCCTGGACGAAACTCCACAGTTCCTTGGCAAGTTCAATTTCAACAACGACAAGTCAACAGAGGCTGTGTTCGGCTTTTGCGACATACCCGGATATCATGACCAGGCATGGGTGAATGATAAATTCGGCGGTGTCAATCCGACCGAGTGCTGGGAGTTCCTGAACAACGACTACCCGATGGGCATGTTCCTGGATGATGATTTTGATACAAAGGGTGACGACGGTACCCCGAACTGGCTGAAGGTATTTGAGGCGAGATTCCCGGACGATGACGATATCAACGCCGAATATGAGGCGGGAACCCGGAAGCCAAAATATCTTGAGCCACTTGTAAAATGGGTTAAGAGCACACAGAACAACGGTGCAAAGTTCAAGGCGGAGCTCGCTGATTGGTTCGATGTGGACTATCTGTGCGACTATTACATGTTCACGGATATCATGGGATGTGTCGACCAGCGCGTAAAAAATATGATGATGGGATTCTGGTATGATCCGGACAAGGACAAGGTTCTTGCCTATATGATATTCTATGACTGTGATACCATTCTCGGTGTGCGTAACGACGGCCGTCTGAAGTATTCCTGGGATGTGGACGAAAACACGACCGACCCGGAACTTTCAACGGAAGACAAGACCGTGTATGCCTATGCCGGACACGACAGCGTCCTTTGGAAGAACCTGCGCGAACAGTTCCCGGACGAACTCGCGGCTGCCTATAAACGAATCAGGGAGCGCATGAGCAACAGTACCATTTTCGCCATGTTCGATGACGAACAGAGCGCAAAATTCTGTGAACGTATATACAACCTTGATGCGCTGAATAAATACGTGGAGCCTAAGACCATCGGTGTTGAGGTCAATCAGGACGGCACGGTGACCAACGTGAAATATTCATATTTGGAAGCCATGCAGGGAAGCCGACAGTCACACCGCCATTGGTGGGTTAGCAACCGAATGGGGCTTTTTGACGCGAGATATAGTGCCGGACAATATACGGCCACAGATATTTCTTTCAAGGGCAACAGCGCGGCCGGTGCGACCGTCAAGGCCACTCCAGCACGTGACTTCTATTTTGAGTTCCGGCGTGAAAGCGACACCATGACACATGACGCCGTTAAGAAGGACCAGCAATGGAGTTATACTTATGGACAGACGGCCAACATCGGAACCATCTTTCATTTATACGGAGGTGAATGGATGAAGAAACTGGACCTGTCCGCATGGGGTGGCTTTACCGACATGAGCCTTCCGACACTTCCGGTTCTTGAGGAGCTTATCCTTGGCAGCAGCGCAAAGACATACGCTCTGACAGAGCTGGTTCTTGGTACGAAGATACCGATGCTGCGCAAGCTGGAGGTGGTCAACTACACCAACCTTCCGAGCCTTGACCTGTCCGGATGCAACCGTCTGGAAGAAGTGAACGCGTCCGGATGCACAAAACTGGCGACAATCACCTTTGCTGAAGGTGCCGTTCTTAACAAGCTGCGTATCCCGGCCAATTTCCAGACATTGATCCTGCGCTCTATGCAGTACCTGAAATGGAATTCCATCACCTTTGAGGGCAAGGCCAACCTTACCGGATTGTGGATTGAGAACTGTGCTCTTATAAATGGTTTGTCCGCGTTCAAGGAACTTTTTGCTTTACGAGGAGCATTGAAATATATCCGTATTACGGGCATAGAACTTGAAGGAGACGGCAGCGACCTCAAGCAGTGGTATGATGCTGGTCTCGGCGGTATCGATGCAAGCGGAAATACCACGAACTCACGCTGCAAGCTCGTTGGAACATACCGCCTGACAAAGTACCTGGACGACGATACATTCAACAAGTACACAGAACGTTTTGATGAACTGAACATAAGACAGCCGGAATATACGATGATAGAGTTCGATGACGACGTGGCTGACGATGCTAATATCAGCAACCTCGACAACGAAACCGGATATAAATACGGAAACTCTTATGTTCCGAGCGGTCACATCACGGCCATATTGGGCCAGCGTCACCGTGTACTGGCCAAGGTTACAAAGATGCCGACCTCCCGTCAGGTGAACATCGCGAACACAGATACCGCCGTGAATAATACTGACGGCGAAATGACCTATTATCCCCTGGATGACGCGGACAGCAACAAGTATGCGGACGGAACTCCGGCAAAGCTGGACGGAACCGAAGGCGACTGGATGATGTACGAACCGTTCTTCTGGAGCAAGGGCATCAATGACTATCTCGGCGGCAAACATTACAGCTGTTACAGTTCCAATGGTCCCGAAGACATGCCGGAATGTCCGGACGTGGACGTGCTGACCCTTGATGACATCAAAGGCAGCGGAGGGTGGCAGTCAGGCCGTAAGATTATGACAGGCAAGGATACGCTGGAGAACTCCTACAGCACCGACAGTACCTATTCCGTATGCAAGGTTGATGTTTCCGGACATAAGCGTGTCCGTTTCCCAAGTGTGCCAGGTACTAACCTTGTCGGCTCACTGTTCGTCCGTTCCGACGGAACCATTGTCAGTTCTATTATTGTTCCTACCTTGAGTAGCAAGTTTGAGGCGGGCATGTATCTGATCTGCGATGTGCCGGAAGGGGCAGCCTTCCTGTATTTCTCAATCCTGAACACGGCGGAATTCGACTGTGTAGTTTTGAGCAACAGTGATAAGATCGAGGATATGGAATCGGAATGGGTTGCCAACGATGAACACCTATGTGCTGTCGTCGGCAGCAGTATTGTCGGCACGAAGCTCCGTGCTTGTATCACGGGCAGCAGTACCGCCGCAAGTCTTGGATGGTCAGATTTCCATTACTACAGCCAGCAAAGAGGTATGCAGCAGATTGACGCGCTGATGCATTCACGCATCGCCAACCTGTTCTATGCGAAATACGGCCGACGTGACAGCCAGGAGCAGTGCGGTGCCGGACAGCACACAAATATGCGTACTACTGGAGGAACTGCCCCTTATGGCATGACCGATACCATCGGTTACGAGGAGGCCAGTGGAATTAATCCTGGAGTGACGAATTCGCTTATCGACGGGCTTGTCCACCAATACGCCTGGTACAAGACAAATGATGAATACGGTGAACCGTCCGTGATACAGGTAAACAATATATGTTGCCTTGGATATGAGGACATTTTCGGCCACAAGTATGACATGATGGATGGGGTGGATTTGCCGAACGACAGCGGCAACAGCGGGAAATGGCGCATCTGGATGCCGGACGGCACGACACGTTTTGTGAAAGGCCGAACCAGCAGCGATCAGTGGACTGCAGCCGTGTACCACGGTAAATTCATGGACGTTGTTCCGGTCGGAAGTGTAAACGGATCTTCGTCAACATACTATTGCGACAAGTATTACATTTCAACATCATCAGGCCGTGTGGTCTATCGCGGGTACAACAATGCGAAC